AGTATCGCCGTTTGGAAGATGAAGCATATACTCTGGCAATGGTGATGCACGAAATGTATATGGTATTTCATAATGCTCTAAAAACTGATCAAAGTCGTTTTGCCAAATATCACGTATTAATGGTCCAGTAGGTTCCATTACACAACCAATAAAACCTTGATTAGCAGCTGCCAGTATTACGGCTTTAGCACATAATGCACGTGTTTTACCCGCACCATAACCAGCACTAATACCAAGAATTTCAGTTGATATATCATCTACAAATGCAAGTTGACCTGGATGTAGGTCTGATTTAATTTCTAATAGTGTTAATGGTAAGTTAAAATTTTTATCTAGTGCAAATTTTAATTCAATATCAGCTAATCGTTTAAGAATCTTCGACATCAACTAACTGCTCACCGGTCTTTGATTGTATTCGCAATAATAGCTCACGTTCTTGTTCTGGTGATAAGTTAGATTCTGATAATGCTTGCACTGCAAGCTCTATGCCTTCTTGCCTCGCTTTTATAACTGCTGCAGTATCGCTATAGTGTTTACGAAATGCAGGCGAATGTGTAAGCATCCATTGTGCATCTTTAGTATTACCTTCATCTGCTGCTTTTGCAATAATATTAGCTAATCGCATACCACCTTTTGCTCTACCTTCTTCAATAGCTTGCAAAAGCAACAATTCCAACTGAGTGGATTTATCAGTTTTTGCATTAGAAACCCATTCGCATAATGAGCGATAAGAAACACCAACAGCAGGTGCAATATGTTCTAATGGACCACCATATTCAGCTAATATGCGCACTTTTTCTATAAGGTCATAATTGAGCTTATAGTGTTTACGCATGAGGTTAGCCATTAGTTTTAAATTGTAACGCTATATCAATATAACTTAAATATTAGAGCGTAATATCTGCGCTTTCATGAAGAATTGAAATAATTGTGTCATAATCGTTATTAAATTTTAACACAAGATCTAATGGTAGGTAGTCGCTTTCATCTTGGGCATTATCGCGGATAGCAGCAGCAACTGCTAAGGCTTCATAAAGCAGTTCATCAAGACGCTCTAATACCGGCTTCTGCTTGGCTGAAACATTGGCATAAGACATGAGCAATAGCCTTTAAGGATGGTGGCAGTTCAATTTTACTCCACTGTGGTTAAAAGTACCAAGGTTTTCGTCCAACCAGGTTGGTCGAGGTTGGTCGAGGTTGGACGGCAGACCATGACTGTCTTTTTGCCCTATTGGACATACCTCCTAACCTATAGTATATAAAAAAGATAAGAGAAGGCAGGAAGGGATAGGTTTAGGTAACTCTTAGACCATTAGTTGGACGTATTAGGTTGGTCGGCTTTAAATCTAGCTGTAGACTGGGTTTTAAACGACCAACTAAATTAGGGTTGGACGTAATAACGGCGACGACGCCCTGAGGTTTCTCGTTTTGCGATCCAACCAAGATTTTTAAGAATTTGAGAAATTTGCATTTGATCTGACCGGGTTTGACGTTCTATTGGCTTCATAACTGCTTCAGTTAATAATTCTTCAGTTGTTAATAAATCAACTTTACGCCTAGCAGCTAAATAATCTTGAATTATGGTACGCCAGGGTGATTCAACAACATAGCTAATATTTTCATCAAATACTTTATTTTCAGCTTCTGCTGAAAGGTGAGTAGGTTGTTTATTGTGATATGCATGTACAGCAGCAGACCATATTGCATCACGTTCTAATTTAAGAGAAGTAGTATCAATTTGATCTTGCTGTGTTTTAGTAGTAGGAATTACCCAAAAGCGACGATTACCAGTTTCATCAACTAAGAATCCAGTTGTCTTATTTGTAGTACCAACGATGATGCCACGTCTAGGAAAATGTTCAACGGTTTTACCATATGGAACACGAAAATAATCAACAGCTTGTGATAAAAAATTTTTAACTTGACCAGCATGACGAAGATTTGTAATACGATCAAGTTCTGCCCATTCCATTAACCAAGAACGGTGAAGAACCATAATATCATCTTTTGATGAAATATCACCTAATGCATCACTGTAAAATTCACCGCCAAGACAACCCCAAAAGCTAGATTTTTGAGCACCTTGATCACCCATAATAACGCAAGCATTATCAAATTTGCAGCCTGGATCTAAACAACGAGCAACAGCAGCAATTAGTGTACATTTTAGCATTTCATCATAAATTGTAGGTTTTGCGGAAGATATATCTAGTGGACGTAGATAGGTAGTAGCTAAACGATCAATATAAGTAGGATTTATAGTATTAGCAACATGTTCAAGATAAATACGTACTGGATCATATAAATTTTCATTAGCTACTTGAACAAGACAATCAATAGCTAATTCTTTATTAACTTTATAACCCATTTCAGCTAATTGAAGGTAAAAGCGATCAATGCCATCCATAACTTTTTGTTTAATTTCAATTTTTTGAGTAAAAATATTAAAGCGGATATCTTTGTAGGCAGAACGTAAATAAGCTAAAAGTTCAATAGCTTCTAATTTTTCAGGTTTTGTAATAATTTTAGGTGGTTGTTTATCTTTATTTGCCATATCACCAAGTGTAGCGATGGTGATACCAGATTTTTTAAAGCTATTCCATTTACGTTGACAATCGCTAGGTTTATGTTTTGTAGATTGTGTTGACCAATGCTCCCAATCATCAAGTAAAGAATCATCACCAATACTATGTAAGGCCATGCCGATAGTAAGCCAATCATCATAATCATCGGCGCGATTGACATTTAATGCAGCAAGATAAGCGCGAGCGCGTAAAGTATCGTTAGTTGATTTATATTGAACTAAAGGGGTTGTTGATATAGTCTTAAGCATTTTTTCAATAAGAATTATAGGTGCTTCGGCAATATCGCAATCTTCAGGTGCATGATTTTGAAGCCAGTAGTAACCAGCAGTTTTAGGATGAGCACCTGCTACAACAGATTGAGAGCCATCCCAACGTAATTCAATCTGTTCATTATTAATGTTAGTTTTATACTTACGGGTAGCAATTAAAGGCCAATAATGTTCTGGTATACGAAATATAATTTGGAAGTGGTTATCAAGACCTGAGGTAACGATCCAACTATGAGGAAGTGATGATATGGGGCAATTCCAGTCGTCAAGAATATTAGCAGCTGATTTGCCATCGTGGTCGAGAAATAAAAGACCACCTGATGGAGTGCCACAACAAACACCGATTGCTTTTGCGCGGCCACTTTTTATTTCAGTAATTAGTGCTGATTTATCAAGTGGTTGGGTTGGCCAATTTGGTTGATATGGCCGTTTTTGACCACTAACAGCAACATAGGCCCAGCTGTCTGGCAGCCGGTGAAGCTCTGCGATGAGAGTCATTTGCCTTTACGGTCAAGCTTTAAGGCTTCGTCAAGTAGTAATCGAATGGCAGTAGCGCGGTTCATTTGATCACCACGCCATAAGTCGAGACGCTGTAGTAGGTCTGGGGTAAGTCGTATATGGATCGGTTGGCTAAGGAGCACGGATCTTGGCGGGATGCTTGCACAGCGTAGCTGCAAGTGCTACGCTGTGCAAGTGGGGAGAGGTCTTTTGGCCTTTATCACCCGTTTGAAGGTTTACTGAATCAGACCGCAACCATTAACCACATCATGCAACAATCTCTTTTTTGTTTAGAGCCAAATCAAATAGAAGAACGCTTGTCTGGCGACATAGCTTGGGGATGTGATTATGGTAATGGTTATTTTCATTGCTTTAATGGTCGATACATCAAACTACGCCCCAAGGTGTTTGCTTCTTTGAGCTTTGCTAATGATTTTGACACAATTGTTATTGAAAATGCTCATATGCAACCAAAGCGCCGCAGCTTAGCCCAAGTTTTTGAATACGAACAACTTATTGAAATATTTAATACTGCAAAATTGCGCAACATTAAAATACTGCTTTGGTTTCACTCCCAGACGCCTAAATGGCGTTCGATATTAAAAATTGGTAACAAGTCGGATGAGATTGATGCTAAAACCATTTATGAGATAGTGCGCAGGAAAGGTCTTACTGGTCTTCAATACTTTAGTCCAAGGTCGGAATACCCACCACGAATTAAATGGGCGCATCAACAAGTTGCTGATATGAATGAAATATTGAATGCAGCAAAAATTGATTACGAATCAGACAAGTGTCCTGCTGTTAAGTTTTTTATTAGTAAAGGCAGGCACGAAATCCTACGTATGGTTTGGGATACGCATGGAGCGATTTCCTCAGAAATTTTAGAAATAAGCCAATGGTTTTTAGGCAATAATTCATTTCGTCAAGGCTTAAGCCTTTGGTCTGCATTAATGGATTGGAATAACATGCCACGGGTATTTAAGGGTAAACAGCCAGGTGTAAAGTTTGTAATGAATGAACTACTAAGGCAAAAGCCAAACCATTTTCGTGGTGGTGTTGCAAGATCAAACATTATGTATTTCGGTTTTCGCAATGAGGCAATAAAACATCTTGGTATTCGTACCGGCGGCAAACTTGACAAACGATTACATGAGTTGACGCCAGAAGAGCATGAAAAGTTCTTAAATTATAGACGTAGATATAGGTCTGCAATGGTAAAAACTTTGCATGCGATGAAACGCTACATCAACGAGCAAATGACTGTTTAAAGAGTCATGCTATTTATAGCGTTTACGCCTTTATAGTCATTCGCTCAACTATTTTCTGCGGTTATTTAGCTAGTCATGCTATTTATAGCGTTTATGTCTTCATAACCGCTCACACCTTTTAATTATGAACCCCGACGACAGGCTGCTTAACGGCTGCATGATGGCATTTGAAGAAGCCTTAAGGGTTGTCAACTATCCTGCGCATACCATACGCGCCCGTCGCGCCGGCATCATTGCGGTATTGAAGTACTTAGCTACTGAGACCTCGTTGCAAAAAAATGAACCTCCGTCCTTATCAGCAAAAACTGATTACTGACATCCGATTGCAATACCAGCTTGGTTATCGCGCAGTGCTAGCAGTGCTGCCGACCGGCGGTGGCAAGACAGTGTGTTTTAGCTATATCGCACAAGCTGCTGCCCGTAAAGGTAACCGCGTTTGCATTCTTGTCCACAGGCAAGAATTACTTGATCAAGCTAGTAATGCGCTGAACAATATGGACGTAAACCATGGGATTATTGCAGCGGGCAAAAAAATGGATTTAAGCCATGCAGTGCAGGTTGCATCGGTCGGCACCATTGCGCGTAGGTTGCATTTACTGCCTTCAGATTTTTTGCAACTACTAATAGTAGACGAAGCCCATCATAGTAATGCTGGTACATGGGCAAAAGTAATGCATCATTTTGCTGCTGCAAAATTACTTGGCGTTACGGCAACACCAGTTCGAAGTGATGGCCGTGGATTAGGTGAATATTATCAAACAATGGTGCAAGGCCCTAGCACAGAATGTCTAACGAATGATGGCTTTTTAGCACCAGCAAAAGTGTTTGCACCGCCTGGGTTTAATAGTACCGGATTACGTAAACGT